GCAAGAACAAAAAGGCATGATAGTAATTAAAGCCAGAGACAAAGGTTTTTCTTATATGAACTCTGGTGCAATAGCCCATGAATATACGTTTTTTCCATTTAATGATGTAGGGGTAGCAGCAGGTTTACAAGCTACAGCAGACGCATTCTTTGATAAAACAAAAAAAGGATTGAATGGTATTCATACAAACTTTAAACACTCTGTTTTAAAAGACACAAGTGATATAATGCGTAGTGGTTATAAGCAAAAGAACAAAGACGGTAAATGGGAAGTGGGCGGTTATCAATCAACTATTATCTGTCGTACTATGGACAATCCAGAAGTATTTAAAGGTGAGCGTTTATCGTTAATGGTATTTGAAGAAGCAGGTGAATTTAAAAGACTTAAGAATGCATATATGTCATCTAAAGCTTGTTTTATGGATGGGGACATACAATTTGGTGTACCTATTATTGGGGGTACTGGTGGTGATATTACTAAAGCCTCTAAAGATTTTATGGACATGTATTATAGTCATGATGCTTATAATTTAATACCAATGTTTATACCAGCTAATCGTGCTTACTATGGCTACTATGATATTAAAACAGGTAAAGAAAAGAAACAAGAAGCCTTAGAAAAACTTACAGAAGAGAGAGATAATATACAAAAGTCAGGAGATAATCAGGCATTTAATTTACACATACAAAACTATCCATTAACAGTTGAAGAGGCTTTTCTTAATACACATTCAGCAAGATTTGATATAGCATTACTGAACGCACAAAGATCAAGAATACTATCCAGCAAAGATTTTAGAAGTCAAATACAAAGTGGATATTTGGATTGGGAATTAGGTGAAGAAGATTTTAGAGTTAAATGGAGACCACACCCAAATGGTCCATATAAAATATTGGCACATCCCATGCCAGAATTTAAGAATTTAGATATAGGTGGCGTGGATTCTTATGATCAAGATAAAGCTGGAGCATCTGATTCTTTGGGTAGTGCGATAATTTATCGTAGATTTGCAAATGTAGATATTCCTTGCGATTATGTCGTAGCAGAGTATACTGACAGACCGCCTAAAAAAGAAGATTTTTGGGACGGTGTACTAAAACTTGCAGTTTATTATAATTCTAAAATGCTAGTTGAGTACACAAAGATAGGCATATTAGATTATTTCAAGCGTATGAATGCCTTGAAATATTTAAAAGAAAAACCAGAGTCAGCACACAACCCTGGTTCTAAAACAAGGAATAGATATGGTGTGCATATGAACAAACAGATTAAGTCTTTACTTGAAGATTTAATTGATGATTATATAAGAGAAAATATTGAAGATATTTGGTTTTTGGATTTGATAGATGAACTTGCTAATTATGGATTACAAAATACAGACCGAGCTATGGCCTTTGGATTATGCTTAATACATAATATAGACAACTACAGAATACAAGTAACTGAAAAAGAAGATAAAAAAGATTTAGGTTTTAAATATTATAAAATGGGATACAAAGGTATACCGATGCAATTAAGTTAAATATGAAGAATAATTACACATCAATGCCTGCGTTAATAATACCAGAGGAAGAAAAAACTCCTGAATGGTGTGAGCAGGTTCTAGACTCAATAATTAGTTTTATGTCTTATGATGGAAACAACTATGAAGAAGGCAGAGCTAAAGACATAAGAAATTATCAAATATATAATGGTCAACTAAATCAAGATGACTATGCTTATATTACAGAACAATATGGATTAACATATCCAGCTAGACTTGTAAACTATCCCATTATCACACCTAAAATAGATTTATTAGTTGGTGAGTCTTTACGTAGACCTTTAGATATGAAAGTATCTACGGTAAACAAAGAAGCTGTTTTAAGAAAACATGATTTCAAAGTTGGTCTTATAATGACAGATTTGCTGAAAGACATACATCAAGAGTTTGAAGAAACACAAGGTATAAGAATTAAAGATCAAGGTAAGGGTATAGCTGTGCCAGAAGATATAGAAACTTATATGAAATATAACTATCGTGAAATGGTAGAAGAGGTGGCGCAAGATGGTTTAGAATATATAATCAATAGATATCATGTTAAAGATATTTTTAAAGAAGGGTTTAGAGATTTATTAGTAACAGGTAAATCCTTTTATAAAACTTACATTAAAAATGGTGATCCATATGTAAGGCGTGTAGATCCAAGAACTATTGTTTTTGATGGTGCTTCACATTCTGATTATTTAGATGATGCTAGCTGGGTGGGCGAAGAAAGATATATGACTGTAAATGAAATTAACGATGAGTTTAAAGAAGATCTTACAGAAAGCGATTTAGTTGAGTTGGATAAAATGAGAAACCTTTATGGTGGTTCTCCTGACTTAAAATATTATAATAGTTCTTTTGATTGGATAGATGCTGGTTATGGTAAAGAAACTAGAATACGCGTGGTATCTTGTGAGTGGAAATCTTTAAGAGCATTGAAATTTAAAGTTTCAGATAATAAATACGATCCTAATAGACCATTCAGAAAGCTAGTAAAAGATACTTATAAAGCTAGAAAAGGAGAAACTGTTGAAGTTAAATATGTAGATGATATATGGCAAGCTACAAAAATTGGTGGTAAGATTTTAGTAAACGCTACAAGAAGAAGTAATCAAGTAAGAAGTGTTGATGATCCTGGAACTACACCATTGTCTTATGTAGGCTGTATATATAATAATACAACAGGTAAACCTATATCATTAGTTGATTTATTAGATAATATTCAAATGTTATATAACATAGTAATCTATCAAATAGAACTAGCTATGGCAAGATCAGGTGGTAAGGCTGTAGTATACGATGTATCTCAGCTTCCTACAAATGCAGGTATGGATATACAGACAGTCCTTTATCATTTAAAGACTGATGGTATTATACCTATAAACTCCAAAGATGAGGGTAATCAAATTAGTTCATTTAATCAGTTTCAGCAAATTGACTTTACATTATCACAATCTGTTCAGCAACTAATTAATTTAAAAATTATGTTAGAAGAAATGGCTGGACAAATATCAGGCGTTAGTAGACAAAGAGAAGGGGCTGTAGGACAATATGAATATGTGGGTAACGTGCAAAGAAGTGTGGTGCAATCAGCAACAATTACAGAAAGCTGGTTTCAAGCACACTCTGAAGTTAAGCAAAGAGTTTTTGAAAGACTTTGTAATCTTATGAAAATATGTTGGGCTGGTGGTAAAAAAGCTGGTATGATTTTAGGAGACGGTGCATATAAATTTTTAAATGTTTTGCCTAACATAGCATTACAAGATTTTGGTGTATATGTTGGAGATAGTGGTAAAGATGATGCAATGAAACAAGTTGTTCAGCAATTATCACAAGCAGCATTACAATCAGGAAATGTGGATCTTCTTAATGTTATAAAAGTGTTAAAAGCTGATACCATGACTGAAGCTGAAAAAGTTTTAGAGCAGGGTATGGAGCAAATGAAACGTATGCAAGATCAGCAACAGCAAATATTAATGCAACAGCAACAAATGGCTCAACAAGCTAAGGAAGCTGAAATACAACAACAATTAGCATTGAAACAAGTTGATAATGATGCTAAAAAAGACATAGCTAATATAGAGGCTGAAACTAAAATAAAAATTGCTAAGATGCAAACAGATGCGCAGCGTGATATTAATGATGCAAAAGAATCTTCTGCTATGATAAAAAAGGTGGCAGATTCAGAATTAAGAATGAGAGAAAAAAATCAAGAAACTCCTGAAACAACTGTTGGTGAAAAAACAGCAAGACAAGAGCTTGACAGGGCAGTTCAAGATATTTAAAAAATTATTATCTTTGCATTTGGGAACAAAAATTAAATTAATATGGCAAAAGAAGAATCAAAAATAGTAGAAGCTGTTGAACAAGCAGCAGAAATAGAAACACAAGAAACACCACAAAATGAAAGTGATGAAAAGTTTAATCCATTGGCTTTTGCTTCCGATAAACCGATTTCTGAAGAATCAAAAGAGGAAGAAACAACAGAAAATACTGAGGGAAATACAGTTGAGTCTACTGATGGATCTGAAGAAAAATCACAAGAAGAGGAGGGCTGGTCATGGAACAAAGATGAAGAAACTACAGAGGCTAGTAAAGAAGAATCCTACAATTGGGAAGGTGAAGAAAAAAAGGAAGTTGAAAGCAATGAGCAAACAAGTTCTGAAATAAACTGGTCTGATGTTTCTAAAGAATTAGGAATAGAGGGTGCAAGTAAAGAAGAAATTATTAACACATTAAATGATTTAGCACAAAGACCAGAGGTTGATACATCTAACACTCAGGTGGTTCAACTACAAAAATTTTTAGCATTGAATGACAGAGATTTAGTAGGTGAGGAACTAAAAGCTAATGGCATGGATGATGCAGAAATTGAGGAGTCACTAGACAAGCTAGAAGACTCTGGTATGCTTAAAATCAAAGCTAAAGAGGTAAAAAAGGTTATTAATAATGCAATTGAGTCGCATACTAATACCTTAAAAAAACAACAGCAAAGTGCAGCTGCTGCACAAAAGGCTAATGCAGAAAAAGCAAAAAAAGAATTACAAAATACAATCAAAGACATGAATGAGTTCATGGGCGGGAAGGTGACAAAAAAACAGAAAGAAGAAGTATATAGATATGCAACAAGTAAAATGATGGACGATATTTACAGTAGTCATGCCAATGTCGCAGACGTAGCTATGTTCATGCTTTACAGAAAGCAGATTGAAAAAATTCTTCGGACTCAAGGTTTAGAGGACGGCAAAGCCGCTATAATGAATAGTATAGTCTCACCAAACCTTAACACTGGAAAAAGCAAGCCAAACTTTAAAGTAAAGTCTGGTAAGTTTGATCCAAAAGCGTTCATGACAGAGTAAACTTAAATAGTAAGTCAAAGACTGCATAGAGTTGAAAGTTAATTGGACAAAGTAAAATGTTTAATTAATTTAAAAATAAAAAAATGGCTAGAGTTTATACAGGTACCTACGGTTCAGGTACTACGGCCGAGAATGCGTTGAACACAGCTCTAATGCAATACCCAGAGATTGCTAGAACTTTAATTCAACAGTATCCTCGTTATGCTGCGACTTACCTGTTAGAGAGAACAGGAAGATTCGCTACTGAGAAAGTCCTAGGGGACAACTCATTTGAATGGAAAGTTATGGGAAGATATAACGCTCCATCATTTTCTACTGGTTTCTTTAAAGGAGTATCTGCTGATACATCATTTACAAGTTCACCAACATCTACAACTGGAATTATATTAGATGCTGCAGATGCTAATGGTGATGTATTTGAAGTTATCATTGATGGTACAGCTGGAACAAGAACTGGTAATTTCTTAAATAAATTTGATATGGTTAGATTTCAATCAGGAGCTGTTGCTGTTGTATTGGAAGATCCAGTAGCAAACTCATCAGGTTCTGCTGCTTCAACTGATTTCATTGTAAAATTTGAAATGATTGATGCAAGCGCACAGCCTTTGTTAGAAACTGATGTTGCTGATGAAGCTATTATTGCTTCAATTGGATCTGCATTTCCAAATGGATCTAACGGTTCAGATGTAGGTGAAAACTACG